TGTCGCAGTCAGCAGCATTTGCGTTGCTTATGGCGATGCTCCTGAACGCGGTGGGCGAGAGCGTGCCGGTCTTTATATTGCGCCACGTGACAGAGGCTCCCGCCTTGACGGTCTGCCAGGAGAACACATAGAACTGCAGGCCTGCCTGTACTATATGCAGGTTTAAGTACTTCATCATCTCCTCCAGCACTTTGTCCTGCTGCCATACGTCATCCTCATCATCGCCCAAGAAGAGCAGGTCGCTTATGCTCAGCTGGCGGAATATTGTGTAGTGGTTGGCAGCAGCATCGTCTATGGCCTTGCTGCCGTCGTAGAGTATGGGCAGGGTGGCGGCTTCTCCAGTGAGGTCCAGGCCCTGCGTCACGCCGTCTAGCAGCCCGGTCATGGTCTGGAAGAACGTGGCCTGCGCGGCATTTGCCCTCACAGTGGCATAGTCCACGCCGGCACTGCCCACATTCTTGAACTTGGAGTATTGCAGCGCGGACAGGGCATCTATGCAATTCAATTCCAGCTCGTCATAAATCTCGTTATAAGGCTGTGAGTATGTCTGCGGCTCTATAAATCCGGCGAAGAGGCATGCAGGGCCATGGCCGCTGTCTCTGAAAATGTTGACTACTGCATGGCGGGCACTGGTGCCGAAGAGGTCGGGCAGGTAGTTGGCGGTGAGCAGCCTGATGCTTGCACTGTGGCGTATCAGGTGGTCGAAGGTGTCGTTTATCTCGCACGTGATCTCCACAGGGTCACAGGTGAAAAAGATGCCGCTTTCATCGCTGCCTATCTCTTTCTCCACAGTACGGTCGCCGCCTGTCACGATATAGACGGTGATTGTGTCGCGTCGCTGGTTCTTGAAACTGCCGTGTATGTACATGTCCTAACCCTCCTATTATACCACTATGTTTGTCCTGCGCCCTGAGCGGCTGGCCACGCGTGTCTCGTTGGCTATCACTCCCACGAGTTTGCGGCCCTCAATCTCGAAGTGCACGGTGCCGCCCGTGCCTGCTGCCGGTTGCAGCATGCTCCGCAGCTTGTCGAGCGGTGCCACCACCTCGGGGTTGCTGCTTGCTCCGGCATACTCGCCTATCAGTGCCATCGTCGGACCGCTCACCACGCCTCCCTCGGCAAATGGGGTTGCGCCCACTCCTATGACCGTAGCCACGGCCGATGCTATCATGCCAGCCGCAATGCCAGCACCGACAAAGGGAATATATGCGTGTGCAGCAAAGAACATAGCACTGGCCAGTTCCATGAAGCTCGCGGTGGCCGCCTTGTTGGCTGCTATCTCTGCCGCAGCTGCTGTGGCATTTCCTACTGCAGCTGCGGCCTCAGTACCCTGTGCCGTGACTGCGGCAGTGGAGGCCGCTGCCTTCTGTGTCTCAGATGCAGCCATAAGAGTATTGGCTGCTGTCAGCATGTCTATTATGCCCACTATGGTCTGAATGCCCTCGTATAGCTGTATGAAGCCGTCCACTATGCCGGTGACGGTCTGCCATGCGTTGCCGTTGCCCTCGAGAGCACTTGTTATGCTGCTTATGCTATCGCCTATGCCCTTGATGCTGTCCCATCCGCTCTTCATGGTGTCGAAGGATACGGCCATCTCGCTGCGCCACTGGCTGTAGGTGCTTATTAGCCCTTCTATCTGTTTGCGCTGACTGTCGGTCACGGGGTTCTCCACGTCATTGAGCATCTTCTGAAGTTCACGTATCTTCTCAGTCAGCTCATCGAAGCCCATGCCCTTTATTTTCACTGTGCGCTCTCGCCCTGTCAGTGCGTCTATCTCATCCGCCTCACGCAGCATGGAGGGCAGTTCCACGCCACGCTGCATTGCCTTCTTCTTGCGCTGCAGTTCTTCTATCAGCACCTGCGTCTTCTGTATCTGGTCGGCATCCTCATGCTGCTGACGCTGGGTGTAGAACGATATGGCTTCGTCTATGTCGCCCAAGTTGTCGGTGGTGTCGGGGAGCTTGGTCTTTGCAAGCACGCCGTCCCATGCCTCCTGCATCTTGTTCAGGCGGTTGATGCCTTTCTGAGCGGCTATGCGCTGCTGCTCGTCACCCTGCTGTATCAGGCGGTTATAGTATTGCTGTTTCTTATTCAGCTGGTCGTAAGTACGTATCTCATCGTCTTTCAGAGCCGCGATGCTCTCATCTTCCAGTGCCGCTTTTGCCGCCTCCGTTCGCTCTATTTCCGCGTCTATGGCCGCTATGTTATCACGGTTTGCGACATTGCGTGAGGTGCGCAGGTAGGATAGTTTCTTCTCGTAGTCGTCTATGCTTTTCAAGTCTCCGGGCACTGCTGCCGCCTCCGTCATGGTCTTGAACGCCTGTGCTGCGCTTTCTGCAGCTGTTTTCTTGCGTGCCAGTGCCATGATGTTCTCCGTGTCGGCTATGTTGGCCTTCTCCAACTGCTGCTGATAGTACGACACGTTGTTGGCCAGTTCCTTGTACGTGGCAGGGTTTTCTATTAGAGACAGTTCTTTCTTACTTTCATGCCCCCGCTTGCCATGCCCGGTCTTGCCTCCGGTGCCTCCGTCGCTGCGTGTGTTGCTTCCGTGCACACTGAACTGCAGTCCGGAGGCTTCCTTCACGGCCTCGTCCATCTGCCTCTGTGCGTTTTCTATGCCCTTGTCCAGAGCATCCACCTTGGACTGTGCTATTGCCCCTTCGTCCGTGGCACTGACTGAACCGAAGATATAGTCCACTACATTGTTACGGCCGATGGTGGGCTTGTATTTCCTCTTGTTTCCGTTCTCATCGTATATCAGGTCGTGGCGTTCGGACTCCATCTCCGCTATCTGGTTGGCCAGCTTGCGTGTCTTGGCTTCCAGCACCATCTGGCGGCAGTAGTCCTCGGAGTTGGCTATGAGCGCATTGTACCACTGCGACACGCTGCTGAAATAGCCCATGGTCTGACCGTAGGTGTCGTTCAGTTCGCCAACAATTTTCTTCTCCTCATCGGTCACGTCCTTGCCTGTGGACTTCTGGTCTATCAGGTCTTTCAGCTTCGTCTTGTAGATGTTGAGTGCGGCAGAGGTGTTGGTGTATGCATCGGCGGCGGCATTCTCCACTTCCTTCTGTCTCTTGGCCTGTGTCTCCGCCTCCCTGGCGGCTCGTGTGGCCTCGTACATGCTCTCTGCAGCCTTGTCTGTGTTGGAGGAGAAGAGCGAGATGATGCCGCTTACTGCTGCTATGGCCAGTCCCACGCCTGTCACGGCCATCAGTCCCACTATGGCTGCACGCATGGCTATGGCTCCCTTCGTGGTCAGCTGGGTGGTGAAATAGAGCTGCCTTATTGCCTTGGTCACGGCCACGATGCCGCCTGCCGTGGTACTCAGGGCGTTTATGGCGTGCGACAGCTGTCCCACTTTCAATATCAGGGGCTCAATATGTGAGAACAGGGCTCCAACCTTCTCATCGAAATCACCCATGTCATTGGCAGCCTGCTTCGCCTTGCCTGCATCTGTCTTCGCCAGTTCTGCGTTCATGCCACCAACGGCACTCTCTACTACCTCGGCCAGCACGGCAGCACGCTCCTCCTCGGTGCCGAACTTCAAAATCTGCTCTTGGGCAGCGTCAAACTTGTATCCGTAACGGCTGAGGGCTCCTGACTGGCCTTCCATCACCTTGCCCAGCATGGTGGCGATGTTTGCCGCGCTCTCCTGTGTGGCGTTCAGACCATACTGCTGGGCCACCATGTCGTTCATCACGGGGATGAGCTTCTCCAAACTGGACTTCTTCTCCAGATATGTGGCCAGTTCCTGGGCACCTGCCAGCTGCACTTCGTCGCCGATTACTCCTAACTGCTGCTGTGCACTGCAAAGGTCCTTTATGCTCTGTATGTCCTCATCACGCGCATTCATGGTGTTGCGCATGTTGTTGGCCAGCTTGGTTTCCGCCTCCTGCTGTATGGCATTGGCGGCGGTGTATTGCTGCATCAGCCCCGTAATCTGCTGCAGGCCGGCAAAGACGTTCTGGAATGCCTGGGTTACATTGTTGAACCTCAGCATATCATTGCGAAGTTCATCGCTTTTAGTCTTTGCTATTCCTAACTCTTTGGCAAGCTGGCTCACATCGGTCGATGCAGTTACTATCTGTTCCTTGCCGTCAACATTGAGCTTTATGTGAAATTTTACGTCCTTTGCCATATTTAACGCTGTGTGCTTGCTTGTTTAAAAAAGAAATCGTATATTTGCGACAGATATAAACCAACTACAATGAAGTCGTTTAAGGAAAAACTCGTAGGAGTGCTGTTTTTTATAGCTTCAATCTCCTTTGTGCTGGTGATTGTGTTTTGGCTCATTATGACATCCGTAGTGGGTTTTATTGCTATCTGGGTGTTCGGCCTGACCTTTTTCCCAGCCTTGTTCATTGGTCTCCCAGATGATGAAGACAAGGGTATTATCGACTACGGCAGAAACGTTGGATAGAGTTAACCTTTCCCCACTAGCATCCTGAACCTCTCCCTCTGCTCGTCCCTGTCCATGGGCTTCTGGGCGGCGCGCCTGCGCCTTGCCTTCTTCTCCCATGGCAGGGGTAGCAGCCGCTCGGGAGTTACCTTGCCCTTCACATGGGGTTGTATCACTATCGTGGCAAGCATCCTCATCCGCTCCCAGTCGGCATGCATGTCGGCTTCCCTCATCTCGTTGTAGGCTCGGCAGCATGCCCTGAACTCACACATCTCCAGGCGGTAGAAGTCGTCAAAGGTCATGCCCAGAACTGACAGGGCGAAGCCCAGCAGCGTCCTTACGCTGTCTGGCTTTTTTTTTCGCCGTCGTCCGCCTTGTCGGCATCTTCACCATCGAGTCCGGAAGACTGAGCCATGAGAGCCTCGGTGAGCCACTTGTTAGCCACCTCGGGCGGGCAGCAGTCGAGGAAGTCAATGCATGACACGCTGAACTCCCTGCCCTCGGCGCGGGTGGCACTGGCGGCACATGCCCACAGCAATGTGCCCAAATCGGTGAAGGATATGCCCTTCTTCTGAGAGGCGGGCGAGAGCACCTCCATAGCGTTCCTGCCCGTCTCACGCTCAAAGCGCAGCAGTGCCCCCATGGTGAGTGTGCCGCAGGGGTACGCCGTGCCGTTGATGGTCAACTCGATATTCTTCATGTCATCAGTGGTTTACTCAGTTGGCATGCCAGGATATATGTCGGGCTCGCCGTCGTTCTCCAGTGAGATGCTGTAGGTACTGTCATCCTGAGCGGGGTTCACCTCCTCCAGGGATGCGATGATGAACTTGCCCTTCACGTTGATGTCGGCATCAGAGGGCGTGATGGTGCCGCCGGAGCCTGGAGTCAGTCCGTTGACACCGC